TGCCTGGTATTAGGTACTCCTATCAATAATGAGCCTCTTCTTACTCAGTTGATAGGCAGAGTTATAAGAAAAGAAGAAAATAAGTTAAGTCCTGTAATTGTAGACGTTCATCTGAAAGGAAATACTGCTAGTAGGCAAGCTTCCAACAGAATAGGCTATTACATGAAGCAGGGTTACCAGATAAAAGAGCTGTAATATGTGTTCGGTAATTTATGTAGAAGGAAAGAATTATTGGCCTAAAAAAAGATTTGAAAAAATTAAGGACGATAATGGCATATTCTGGCAAGCAAAAAGGGGAGAAATAAACGCACCTCATTGGGCTGTAGTACCCGATCAACTTGTTCAAATAGAAAAGAAAGAAACTATAACAAAGTGGCATTTAGATTGGCAATACTTATTTCAAGAAAAACTCGGATTTAGTATGGAAGTCCAAAAATTTGATAGTACGCGTCAAGAATGGAGAAGAGCAGACGTTCTTTGCGAAAAAAACAAAACTGTAGTCGAGTTTCAACATAGTCCAATTAGTTCTAAAGAGATTAGAGAGCGAACAGATTTCTGGGTCAATCAAGGGTATAGAGTAGTTTGGGTTTTTTCAGACTCTTGGATTGAAAAAAACGCAAGGGGCAATCACTTACTTACTTCACAAAAGCACACTGATTTTATAAAGAAGTATATTACAGACAGGATAGACCCAGAGAAACTACACGAAAGACTTAAAAATATGCGTTATAGTAGAAAGCCCATTTATGTTGACATTAGCAATGGATATGTATTTTTAGAGACTCAATATGACTATTTGTGTGCATTTGATGGTTATTTTTTTCTAGACCCTAATGGGAAGTATAAAGTTAAGTCTTTTAGACATAAAGTGAAGTTTCACAAAGTAGAGAAACTTGAATTTTTAGATTGGATATCTGTTTAGGTTTAAAAAATAGTTCTTGACAGTAAAGATAGAGTTTGATATAATATGTTGTTATACGATTGGAAAAAGATATTTAAGTATAGTAAAGGCACTCCCTCCGAGGCTTTTCTTATATTTAAGACTCATGCTGAAAAACCTCTACCAAAGAATAAGTTTGATCCAGTCTATAAATATTCTAATATTAACTTTTCGGGCGAGAGCTTTCTAGTACATCCTGACGTACTGTTAGCTAACGCTCACAAGTATACACACAGAGAACTTTGTGTGTATCTTTCTCTAGCCAGTATTCGTTCTCTGTCTGATTTTGCTATAGGCAGAGAGACTTGGCTAGATATGATATATGTTGACTCAGAATCTGAGTTAGTAAATGAAGAAATTAAAAACAGTAGTCTACTTTATGTAGAGAATAACAGGCTCTATTTTCTATATGAAGAAGTCCCAAAGGAGAAATTACAATGGCATTAGCATTTAATCAAACAAAGGGTGAAGCCCAAAAGTCTAGCATCGTTACTTATCAGTACAGAGACGGAGACAACAGAGTTCGTCTGGTAGGCGATGTACTTGCTCGGTATGTATACTGGGTTACTGGAGAGAACAACAAGAACATTCCTCTTGAGTGTCTTTCTTTTGACAGAAACGAAGAGCGTTTCAATAACAAAGAGAAAGATTGGGTTCGTGAATTTTACCCTGATCTGAAGTGTGGCTGGAGCTACGCAATGCAATGTATTGACAATGGAGAAGTCAAAGTCATAAACCTAAAGAAGAAGCTGTGGGAGCAAATCCTTACTGCAGCAGAAGATTTGGGTGATCCTACCGATCCAGATACAGGCTGGGATGTTTGCTTTAAGCGAGTAAAAACAGGCCCACTGCCCTACAACGTAGAATACCAACTACAGGCTTTGAAGTGCAAAGCAGCTCCCATCAGCGATGATGACAAAGGACTGCTTGTAAATCTAAAGTCTATGGACGATGTAATGCCTCGTCCAACTCCTGATGCTCAGAAAGAGTTGTTAGATCGACTTCGTTCTGCTCCTTCAGGTGATGAAATTGATGAAACTCTTGAAGATGAGTTTAATGTTGCATGATATTATTCACCGCAGATTGGCATATAAAACTGGGACAGAAAAATGTCCCAGTTGCTTGGGCAAAGAATAGATACAATCTGTTCTTTCAAAAGATCCAAGAAATAGAGCAAGAGTGTTCACTTCACATTATCGGTGGAGATCTATTTGATAGAGTGCCAACTATGGAAGAATTGGAACTTTACTTCTCGTTTATTCGGGGAGTAAAGATTCCTACTATAATCTTTGATGGTAATCATGAAGCAACAAAAAAGAATTATACTTTCTTCTCTCAACTAAAGCAAGTAACCAGAGACATAAACCCTTTAATTCATGTGGTAGATATATCATATGTTGATGAAGGCTATGGCTTTGGTATTTTGCCATATAGAGAGCTCCATAAGAAAGGAAGTATAGAAAAGTTTGATACAAGTAAACCTTTGTTTACTCATGTTCGAGGTGAAATACCTCCTCATGTAAAGCCAGAGGTAGACTTAGACAGATTTAGCGAATTTCCTGTAGTCTTTGCTGGTGATTTACACTCTCACTCAAACACACAGAGAAATATTGTATATCCAGGTAGTCCAATGACTACTTCTTTTCATAGAGCAAGGGTCGAAACGGGGTATCTACTGATTGATGAGACCAGTTGGAATTGGATGTGGGAAAGATTTGAACTTCCACAACTAATTCGTAGAACTGTGAGAAGTCCTGAAGAAATGGTAGAAACTGAATACGACCACACTATCTATGAGATAGAAGGCGATATACAAGAACTAGCAAATGTGGAAAACTCCACTCTTTTAGACAAAAAAGTTATAAAACGATCTTCTGAAGCATCGTTAATTATAGAAAAAGAAATGACAATCGAAGAAGAGTTGGCAGAATATCTAAGATATATTCTATCGCTAAAAGAAGAGAACATTTCAGACATTTTAGGCACATACAATGATTACTCTCAAGCAGTTGAAATGGAGTAACTGTTTCAGCTACGGAGCTGATAACGAGTTACTTCTGAATGATAGTACACTGACACAGATAATAGGAACTAACGGGGTAGGCAAGTCGTCTATCCCGTTAATTATTGAAGAGGCACTTTTCAATAAAAACTCAAAAGGAATCAAGAAGGCAGACATACCAAATAGACACACTGATAGTGGCTATAGTATATCTTTGTCTTTTTCAAAAGATTCTTCTGAGTATGAAATTATAATAAACAGAAAGACTAACATAAAGATAAATCTCATAAAGGATGGCGAGGACATATCAAGTCATACTGCCACAAATACTTACAAAACAATTCAAGAGATTCTAGGGCTAGACTTCAAAACATTTAGCCAGTTAGTCTATCAACATCCAAATAGTAGTTTGCAGTTTTTAACAGCAACAGACACAAACAGAAAAAAGTTTCTGATAGATCTCTTGCATTTAGAAAAGTATGTAAATTTATTTGAGATATTCAAAGCTGCTTCACGAGATTCAGTAAACAAGCTGACAGAAGTAGATGCAAAAATTAAAACCATAGAAAAATGGTTAAATGATAATAAATTGGAAGATACTACCATACTTCCAACACTAAAAATAGAAATTGATACGGATGAAGATGAGAAAGAACTACAGACTTTAATAGTAGAACTTGAAAATATTTCCGAAAAAAATAAAAAAATCAATAAGAATAATCAGTATAAAAAGATGCTGTCTGAGATAAATATTTCAGAGGCTCATGCAATAAAAGCTGAAGGCATTATATCTTATGATTCTTTACAGGAAGAAGCGGGCAGCTTACAGTCTGACATAAATGCTTCAGAAAAGCTACTTACTAAACTTTCACAGCTTGGAGATCATTGCCCTACCTGTGAACAGGATATAGACAAGGAGTTCAAAGAAACTTTAATTTCTGCGGAGCAGGAAAAGATAGCGAAAGCTAAAACGAGATTGACTGATGATATTCAAAGAGAAATTAGAAGCATTAAACAAAATAACCTGGATTACCAAAACAAAATCCGTATTGAAGAAGAGTGGACAAATTTGTATAAAAGTATTCAAAAGGATTTACCTGACAGTCCTTTGGATCACGAAGAGCTTAGTAGCCGCATACTGGGAGTTCGTGTACGAATACAAGACGCAAAAGAACAAATATCAAAGATCTCTTCAGAAAATGAAAGCAGAACAAAACGAAACACAAGAATCCAAGTAATTCTTGAACAAACTGATAATTTTACTTCAGAGTTAAATGACTGTAGAGAAACTTTAGATGAAGTAAAAGAGATCAATACACACTTAGAAATACTGAAAAAAGCGTTTAGTACAAACGGTCTTTTAGCTTACAAGATTGAGAATCTTGTAAAAGAGTTAGAAGAGCTAGTAAATACTTATTTGGCAGAGCTTTCTGACGGCAGGTTTACTTTAGAATTTGTAGTATCAAATGATAAACTAAATGTTGTCATTACAGATGGGGGACATACAGTGGATATTCTTGCTCTTAGCTCAGGAGAGCTTGCAAGAGTAAATACTGCTACTCTTATAGCAATTCGCAAGCTCATGAGCAGTATCTCTAAGTCTCGGTTAAACATACTATTTTTAGATGAGGTAATAAATGTATTAGATGAAGCTGGCAGAGAAAAGCTAGTTGAAGTTCTTTTACAAGAAGAAGAGTTAAATACCTACATTGTAAGCCACGGATGGACACATCCTTTATTGGAAAAGATAGAAATAGTAAAGAATGGAAACATTAGTGAATTAGAAAGGTAGTTTAATGGTTGACTCACGAGCTAAAGGAGCTAGAGGAGAGTATTTAGTCAGAGACCTACTTCGAGAACAGACAGAACTAAAGTTTGAAAGAGTCCCTGCTTCAGGTGCTTTAGAGTATTTGAAAGGAGACTTGTATGTTCCGAATGAAAGAAATAGATTCTGCATAGAAGTAAAAAACTATGCAGATTCTCCTCTCTCTGATAAGATGTTTACGCAAGAAAAAACTAATAATTTAATTAGATGGTGGAATAAAGTAGTATTACAGGCGAAGAATGGTAATCAAGAACCTCTACTGTTCTTTAAGTATAATAGATCTAGGGTGTTTGTTGTAACTGAACTTAAACCCAAGCATTGCTCCAAATATTTCTTTATTTCTTGGCTAAAATGTTATATAATATTAGCTGATGAATGGCTAGAAAAAGAAGAAATTGAGTTTATAAATTATGGCATTTGACTTTTCAGAAAAACTTATCGATAGTGACCAAAGTGCAACTCTTATTGTAGATGCACTTAATTTAGCATTCAGATGGAAACATCAAGGACGAACAGACTTTTGTTCAGATTATATTAGAACAGTCCAGTCTCTTGCCAGGTCTTATGACTGTGGTAATGTAATTATTGCTGCAGACTGGGGCAATTCTACTTATAGAAAAGAAATCTGTGAGGACTACAAACAGAATCGTAAAGATAAGTTTGCAGATCAAACAGAAGAAGAAAAAGCCGCTTTTGAACAGTTTTTTCTTGAGTTTGAAAGAACTCTTGATGAACTTGCAGAAAGCTATACCGTTCTTCGATTCAAAGGTGTAGAGGCAGACGACATTGCTGCACATCTAGTAAAGAATAAATCGAAGTATGGATTAGAAAAAATCTGGCTGATTTCTAGTGACAGAGACTGGGACTTGTTAGTTCAAGATGACGTAAGTAGATTTTCTTATGTTACTCGTAAAGAAGTTCGAGCAGACAACT